GCTGCATCAACTGAAGGATTGCTATAACCAGCTTGTCTCGCTGCGTTAGTTTGCGTCATATCCTTGTGCATAAAGTTATCAAGAAAATCTTGTTGTCTTTGCGTTAGTCTTTTAAGACCTTTATCACGTTGTTCCTTTGGTAAGTTTTGTCCTACTTTTGGCATTATGTATTCGCTCCATTTAATTGCGTTATTAGGGTAGGGGGAGAGGGGTTACTTACCCTCCCCCTATACCCCCTATAGGGGGGGAAGTACGGTAAGTTGGTAAGTACCAGTAAAATCAATGACTTAGCAGGCACAAAATACTTACCGAAGACTTTGGTAACCTCGGTAAGTAACTCGTATTTATCTAATAAAATCAACAACTTACAACTTACCTTCAATTCTACTTACCGTGTAAGTTGGTAAGTTGGTAAGTAAATCGTCATAAATACGAACAATTTTTGGATCACTGGTGCATTTATACCAGTTGCCCATTTGCGTCTGTTTATAATTCATTGCGAACAATGCTTTATAGAATGCAAACTCACATTCAACGCAATCTGACTTCGAACAATTTTTATAGTGCAGCATGTCAATATCCAGATGCTGGGCTAATCCAAAACGAACAAAACACCCCATACAGATGCTTTCTTTCATCATTGGAAAAGCCATACCTTGGATAATGTATTCGCCACAACTACAACATTTGTTAGATTTAGCTTTCATCGCTGACACTCATAACTTGCACTTCATCATGTATAGTGACAAATCTATGCTTTTGTGAAGGGACCTTAGATAAGGATTGCGATAACAGTTTAGCTTCGTCTTCGCTATCAGCTTCTACACGCACATCGTAGTATTTAGTTCTTTTACAATGCACGACAAATTTTTTCTTGGGTAGCTTCCTAATCATTTTTTTTGTCCTTTTTGTAAGGTGTGAGCATATCTATTTTAACAAACAGAAATTTCTCACCTTGCATCGAAGATATTTGGTATTCATATGGACAACTTTCGAGCCATTCAAATACAGTTTCAATACGTTTAACTTGATCAGTTTTATTACTAAGAAGTTGTTTAATTTTCATTATGTTGCCTCCAAACATTCTGGTTCAATTATTATACCTTTTGGTCTATCGCCAAATTCTTGTCTGATTCTAAGTCTTAGCAAATCCATAGAGTAGTCTATATCAGCTTTACATTCTGATAGAGTAGCATATGGCACCTTGCTTTCGTGCCACATACATCGTGATAAACCACCGTCAATAGTTGCTCCTTCAAACCAAACAACACAGATATAAACGATCATTTTCGACATATTTTATGCACCGTGACGTAAATTTTTTCAAAAAAAGACAACTCCTTTTGCGGAGTTGCATTTCTAATATGATTAATTACGTTCTTCATAAATATATCGTTAAACTGCGATTTGTTGTTCATCGTCTCTGTGACACGGATTCCATCTTTGTTGAATTTCCGTGCTTTCCTCTTGACTAACACCATAAGACGATAGAGCCCTCGACATGACACGATCTGCCGTATCTGTCCAAACTTTTGCATTAAGTAATGCCCAAATCCATGCACCAATTTCTCTCTCCTTTACAGTGTTATTGTAAGTTTGACTATCTCCTAATATATGCCCAATCTCATGTAAAGCTGACACATAATAACCCGTATTTTTAGTAGGTCTGATGTGAATATGCTTTTTTCTAACATTAGCATAGTAGTTTGGTACTTCAGCATCAAGTGATTGATAGCTAACAGTTATGTGATTTTCAGCACAAAGTTGTTGGATGTGCAATGCCATATCAATACGTCTAATCATAAGCTTCGTCCTCACGTTTAATTTCATCACGAATATAATCTTCCCAATGTTCGCCATGATCTTGTTTTATTTTTGTAATAGCTTGCTCATTCGTCATGCCATCAATGTTAAGGTAGGCATAAAACTCTTCCATAACACCTTGAAGTTTATGTTTATATGCAGTCATTTAACCTCTCCAATTCCTTTGCCCGTATCCGATTTAAAGTTAAGGGCTAATTCATCGTTCAACCTGGATAAGTGATAACAGATTTGATCTTTTGTTTGTTTGTTAAGGATGTCACTTATACGTTCATACATATACTTGGTTGCAACCATACTATCGCCCCATCCATTTGTTTCTAATTTCATTAACTTGCTCCTAATGATAGTTATAGATAGTTACTTATTGCATTGATTACATACATAGTCAACAATAAAAAAATATTTTTTAAGATTCAGGTAAATTACTTTTTGTCCACACATGGGTAGTCCTTTTGCTAACTTTACCGTATTCGAGTTCTTCAACAGCCCTGGGATCATCTTCGAATAATTGTTCGGACTCATCATCTTTTTTCTTTTTTTTGCCCTCTTTTAATAATTTTTTTGTCAAAGCACGAAGCTCATTGTAGTTTTGTGAAGCTGTTTTTTTCTTACCAGCCATCACACATTATCTGTCGCAGTTGTCGCTTCGTACTCACCAGTTGACATTACGCCATCTGTTGTACCAAGCCATTTACGACCACCCGATGCTGTAAAAGAATACTTCCCAATGCGTGCTTCTTGTATAAGTTCCCGAACAATTCCGTCTATGCTTCGCTGTGTCATGTTGATCAACACCTGTGGAGCGTCACGATCTGATGTTAACCTTTGCATAATAGCGTCTGCTCCTGACTGCTGTGTTAAAGCTCTGCCTTCACGCTCACATATGGCAATCCAAGCAAACAGGGCATCTTTCTTAATCTGACGATTACTACCAGAATGCAATCTTTTAATCTCTTCAGTCCTATCTTCAAGCAAACCAGTAAAACTATCTCTAATAAAGTTTCTGATGTCTCTATTAGCAGGACCATTTGATTTAACAACTGCACCGTCAAAGCATTTGTTTCTTTGATATTCAGCCCCGATGTCCATGCAACGTCTACGACCAGTAGCTTCATCGACTTGCCACAACGCAAACGCACAACGAACACCATCAACCAGTGCTGACGTGCCTCTAATTAACAATCGTGCCTGCTCTGGCGTATTGATAATAGTATCATCTTTAACTTTAGTCATATGGTGACACATTACTACCGAAGCACCAGTTTCTGTTCCGATCTGTGCAAGCATGCCAGTTAAAGCTGCCCCAGCAGCAGGATCAGCGTTAACATCTGCGTGTACAAACGAAGCCAGTGGATCAAAAATAATTAACTTTAAGTTACTCATTTGCAACATTTGTTCGTAAAGTTTATCAAATTCATCACTGGTTTTGTAGCCATCTCTTGTTTCCTGTAGTATTGGAAACACACCACCAACATTAGGAAGTGAGACAACACGCAGCTCATGTGCATAGTTAAATCGCAAATTGTTCGCATCCAGCCGCTCAATTCTCCTGTGCATTTCTGACTCGTCATCCTCTGCCGTAAAGATAACGACATTGCCAAACTCACCTATAGTGCTGCCAAAACTTTCTGCCAACGGCTGACCCGATGCAACCTTCATTGCTAGATCTAGTGTCATCATACCTTTACCAGCATCACCAGCGGCTGAAAATATAATCGGCACGCCCAATGGAAATGTACCATCGACTAAGAACTTTTGTTCGGGTGCCCGACCTTCAAAACGACTGACCAGGAGACTATCGTCCAGTAGATTTATATTACGCTTAGTGTGCTTGACTGTTGTGTTTAAGAAGTGTTGTACATCAAAGCTTTCCGATATAGCATCAACTGCGTCCCAACCTTCTGGTTTACCTCGTGGTGGAGTTAATGTTGTAACCGATCTAGCTCCTGCATTTAAAGCAAGTTCTTGGACAAGCTCTGCTACTTTACGTCCTGCATTGTCATTATCGCCCCATATTATAAGTTCTTTGTCCTGTAATGGACTAAAGTCAAAACGACTAGCTGACTTCCGAGACAACATGCCTGCTCCGCCCATAGTACATGTAGCTGTATATCCAATCTCATTTAGTGCATCTGCACATTTTTCGCCTTCAACCCATATGATTTTGTCCGATGCTGACACATTAGGTATATTATACAAAGGTCTGACATCTGGTATCTTTGGATAAGGTGAGTCTGTAAACTGCCTAAACTCTTTTTTTGCCTTGCCATGACTATCCATTACTGGATTACCAAACTGGTCTTTAATGTTATATCTACGGACCCTACACAGGATTTCACCATCATTGGACAGGTATAAATGTTCGGAGTCAAAAGGCGTATTTACATCAATAGCACGCTTAAATGTTACACTTAATTCTTTTGGGATGTCCTGTTCAACAGGAGCTGTATCATCCAGATAGTTTGCGAACAATTCTTTTATTTCAGGCAAACGCATACTCCTACCCTCCATTAATATTTTAACAATACCGCCTACACCCTGTGATCCATTAAAGTCTGATCCTTTCATAAAGTATTGAGAGTTTGGATTTATATCTATTTTAAGAGATTTGCCTGCTTCTCCATCCAATGATCCGATTGTAAATATATCACCCCGAACAACACCATGTGGATAAGTATCCCGAAGGGCACTGATTTGTACCGATGCAGGCACTTTCTGACTAATTAAATCGACTAATTCATTGGCTGATAAGTCTCTATTATTATTGCCAAATTTTA